GTCGTTAAATGATACGGGCTTATTGCCTGCGGCTGCATTGGCATCAATAGCGCCTTGTAAATTACCAAACTCATTGTCAATGTAGTTGCCTGCATCAACCAAAATGTTAGACCCACCGCCAAAATCTAAAGTACTTGTTCCGCTAGTGTCGTCAGTAATTGAAGATGTAACATCTTTAGTGGCAAGGTTTGAAGTGCCTGTAGTGTTAGACGCAATAGTGTTTGTAAGGTCAGATAAAGTATTTGATACTGAGTTATCAACCAAACCGGCATCTTTTAATTGCGTTACAACATTATTGGTGGCATTTAATGTGTTGTTTAAACCATTTACTGCACCGGCAATTTGTGTAAAGTCGTTAGTTTTTACAGCATTGATAAGGTTTAAACCAGCCGCCGCCGTTTGAGCATCTGAGCTGCCGGACAAGTTAGCCGCAGTGGTAAGTGCGCCAGTGATGTTGCCTTTGTCTAAATTATCAATAACTTTTAATGTATTACCAACATCCGCAAATGAAATGCCGTCGGCAATCATGGTGGTTGATGCCAACTTGTTTAAATCCGTATTTTGTAGCAACGCTCCGACAATGCCCATGGCATCGCCTTTATCTACGGCATTAGCCACTTTTAGGCCAGTAGATACACCTTCCATGCCCGGCACAATCCCAGCCAATGAAGCAATACCTCCAAGGATGTCGCCACGATCAATAGCAATTGCAGCGTTGATAGCCTGAGCAAATGGGGCTAAGGTGGGGATAAATGACGCAATAGCCAACAAAGGCGCAAGGTCACCAATGTCGCTACTTGACGCACCAGTTGTATAAAAGATGGGGGATCCATCTGCGGCAAACTGAACTCGGTATCCAGTGTTGCCTTTTCCTGCAAATGTGCCGCCAAAAGCGTTACCTGTTTGGCGTTCGCTGTAGGTATTGGCTACGGCTTGCCCAGTTGCTTTATTGCCAAAAGTTTCACCAACTGCAACAACAGCTTGCCCATCTTTAAATGTAATTTTTGATTGATCAACTGGAGTGTAGGATCCACCGTATTCACCCCCATAATCAGTGTATTCACCATAAACAGACCCAAGTTTTGCGTCAGCAGGAACTGGCACAAACTTTGTTAAAGGGCGGTTTTCTCCAGTTTCCCAGTCGTATTGATATTCTCCTGTTGGTTCTCGGACATAACTAATAGTTTTGCCCTCTTCATCAGTCGTGGTAATGACTTGTTGGCCGTTGTACGTCTTGCCAATTTCTTGTACAGGCGCATACTGCGTAACTTTCCCAAAGTCTTTAATATCCTTAACGCCAGTGTCAGCAATGATCTTCGCCATGTCTTTGGCATTGGCTTCGGCTGAACCATGCCCTTGGCCTGACCACTGACTGGCCGTTCCTTGAGCAAGAATTTGTTGAGCAATTTTATCTATAGCAGCTTGTTTATCCGAAGCCGTTTTTGCAGCGGCAGCTTGAGCTTGCGCTTCAGCTTGGGCTTGAGCTTCGGCCTGCGCTTGAGCGGCAGCTTGTTGAGCAGCCCATTGGCGCTCATTCTCCGCTTGCTGCGCAGCCCACTGTCTTTCGTTTTCCGCTTGTTGCCTAGCCCACGCAGCTTCGGCTTCAGCTTGCGCCGCAGCGGCAGCCTTTTGTGCTTCAGCCACGCTGTCAAAATTAGGAGCTAACTCTTTTTGTACTGCCGGTGTGCTGTCTTGTAAAACCGATTGAACGGAATCTAAAAAACTAGCCTTTTCTGCGGCACTGACGCTGTTACCAAACCCTTGCGACCAAAACGCCAAGCCTTCTGGATCAGGCTCCCGGCCTAAAACTTCTCGGTACAAGTCTTCAACAGTGGTAACTTGTGCAGGCGGTGGCTCTACACCGGCATTATTAAAATACCCACCAATATCAGCAGCAGAAAAACCTGTGGCACGAGATAAATCGGCCATAGAAACGCCAAAAGTATCCGCAGCCTCTGCAATGGCCGCAGGGTTGTCTATGTTTGCTTCTACATAAGCACGTATTTCTGCGTCTGAAAATCTTGGCATTATCCGACCTTCCAATTCGTTCCGTCTGAATATACAGGCACAGCTACTGCCCCGCCAGTCACAACGGTTGCCCCAAATGTCGGGCCTAAAGCATCTGTTACAAAAGCCCTTGCACCCTTGCCTGAAGTAACCGCACTAGGTAGTGTAGCGACAGTGTAATTAGTCAAAGGAGGTACTACGCCAGAAGCCATCAACTGCGTGGTTAACGCATCAATCCTATTGAAGTACAGACGCAAGATGTTAAGCATCTGGTCAAAATACACACGGTTATAGTCTTCCGGAGGGAGCGGCAAGTTAGGTGCAGCTACCTTATTCAGTTCAAAGTCGGTGGTGACAATAAAGCTCATCGTCTGCCATCCGGTCTAATGTCAATACGGGTAGCGCCCAACTGCCATGTTGTTCCAAGGTTGTCAGAGCTAACCTTCAAGATTAACTGCCTGCCCCGCACACGGGTATTAATCTGGCCTGTAAAGCCTTCAGTCACTGTGTACTCAGCGCCGGTTAACTTGTCTACATCTTTGTTTACCGCTGTGCCTGTACCAGAACCTGAGTTTTGCATGGGATACAAAGTGTACGTAACTTGCGGAGTCGGTGAAGCATCTGACCCTGAGAAAGTCAAATCAGGCAAAATTCTCCAAACAAAACCAAATCTATCTCCGTCTTCAATGTCAAACTCAGAAGATGAGATGTAAGCCTCAATACCTGCGGGCGTACCTGTCTCGTTATTATCTAAGCCGGACTCTTGATTAACCAAGTTGTAGTTGTATGTGGCGGCTATGGGGAAATCCCTTAAACCAGAATCTAGCCATGCTGTTCGCTCCATCGTGCCGTAATACCAGACCTTTTCAAGGTAGTTGTACACCACGTAGCGATTAGCAATCAAACTACCAGCCGCGCAATAGAACCACCAGATTTCGTTAAAACCCTCGTTTGTACTGGCGAACACTTGCTGGTTCTGCTGAAGATTAATGTCTTGATATACGTACCTTCTTAGGTCGCATGGTAGTGTTTGTAAGCGTCCATCGTACAGATAGAACTTATCCACGCCCATCCAGTACACCACGCCAGAAGCTTGGGCCGCTGCGTTTTGACCAAGGATAGAGATGTTGTCACCCATCAACTGGCTAGACCAGACTACTGGCGGGCCAATGTACTGTAAAGAATAGATGGCTGAGTCAGTCCATACCAAGATCTCTTGGCGGGTTTGGATGGCAGTTACGATACTTGAGCCGTGGGATAACGTAACACTACCGGCCTGATTAGTAGCAGATGGTGTCCAGTTAACCACAGACTCCTGATCTGACCAGCGGATTAACATGGGATTTTGCGTTGTAGAGCCGTAGTCATTACAGCCAAACGCAAACACAAACCGGCTAATATCAGATACAAAGACAAAGTTTTGAATGATTGGGCAGTCTGATGCGCCTGACAAACTTACGATGTCTACGCCATTAGGCATGATGTAGTGATCGCCAGACTGCGTTCCTGTAGTGTTAATAGCCGCACCGCCCACCGTCAAAGCTAAGTTAAAGGTATTACCGCTAGAGTTAATGACGTAGTAAATCGTTCCGGGCAACAATCCTGTAGGCAGTGCAGACGGATACCCACTGTTAGTAAGAATGACTGGAGAGCCATTGGGCAAACTATAAGCGGCAGTAACTACCGCAGGAGAAGCTATGGTGACCGTAGCCAAGGATGGGTCTACGCCATAACCAGCATCCCAGTAATAGATTGGGCCACCACGAAACGCATAAACCAAGTCTTCACCAAAGTTGTTCTGACTCCAAAGGCGCAGGGCTGATAAAGACGTACCGCCAAATCCCCAAGTTCCCGCACCCCATGTACCAGCACCCCAACCAGCTAGTGGAATCTCGTATGGATCACCTGTATTAATCTGGTAGATAGCATTAACAGTTGACCCACCGCCAGCCGCAACAGTAGAAGTAGCTGCACTAGAAGCTGTAATAGTGTAAGTATTAGCATCAACGTAAGTAATAGAATACTCACCGTTTAAATCAAGGCCACCTACAGGCGCTACGTTGCTAAACGTTACAAAATCACCTGTAATTGCGCCGTGGGCTGTGTCTGTAACTGTAACTAAAGTAAGTAGGTTAGTTGTGGCAAACGGGTTATTAAGAATAGCTCCCGCCCGAATAGGCGTAATATCGTTGTACTCACCGCCTAGCTCAAGATAAAACTTTAAGTTAGTGCCTACACCAATCAGGTTTAAGTTGTCTAGCGTGATCCAGTTCCACAAAGAACGGCACAAACCTTGAAATGTAGACGCAGATATACGCGCCCAGCCACCGATTTTTTCAGGTGTACCTTGGCGGAACCGCACTTTGTCGGACTCATACCAGCCACCTTCGTTGGCATAACGGGTGTTCTCTCGGTTAACGCCCGGTTTTAGTACAAGTTTCTTAAGTGCCATCGGTTAATCCAACAAAGCGCACTCAGCCGTGCGGCGTTTTAATAGTCCCGGCAGTACCTTACCGCCACCCTTAGTCCAGAGCATCAATTGTTCCTTGGCTCCTTCCCAATCGCTGGCGTTGATTTTCCTCTTTAATGTACTTGTTTGCAAGCGT